CGACTTAGCACAATCAACAACAGGCAGAAGATTACAAGCTAAATCAAAAAAATATGACTTAGGAGTATTTCGGGCCCGGACAGGATTTTATTCTGGTAGAGATGAACAAGAATTATTAACAACAAAAGTTGTGCGTTCTGGAAACTATTGTCCATTTATAATAAATGTAGCAGAATGGCATAAAGTTATAGTACCTGCACTACCTGATGGTAATGCACGAGTAACATTAAGATTCATGGGATCCGAATGTTATACGTTTAACGAATTAGAGGAACTACATAAAAATAAAAAATTATTGGTACAAACACAATGATCGATAATCACTTCCAATTGGTATCTTCGGAATTAGATCCTATTTTTCAATTTGCTAAAGATTGTTTTGGTAGAAGTTACGAACGTTTTACTGGAGATGTTAACGAGTTTAATCGAAACGGTAATAATGATCTGTTTATAAGCAAGTACGAGTTAGGTCACTTATATGCGTGGAAAACGGGTGTAATGAATAAGATGATTAGAGACTTACAGAAAAAGGTGACAATCCCGGTAGACGAATTCGCTATTTTACAAACACCAGCACACGGAACATACCAATGGCATCTCGAAGGAACGGAATATACTGAACATTCAACAGAGCAATTTAGACACATAGTCAGCATGACAAGAAGATCAGTTGCACTTAATTACCCACTTGATAATGCAGACTTGTCTAACAGTAGAATTGAATGGGCAACATCTAGTGACAAACTCAAAGAATTATTAATAGACGGATACAGTAATATAATGAATAGTGTTGCCCATGAGCCTACAGCTGGAGTCGATATTGAATTACTTTCACATAACTTCGCAGACGATCATATAAACTTACGTTTAAAAAATACGACATTTCATATAGGGAAATTGCAACACCCTAATATATCCGAAGCACTGAAACTAACCCCCAAAGAAATTAACGATATACTAACGGCGTCGCACGACACCGGCGAAGGTTTATCAGTTAAAGCTATACTCAGTAATGTGTATGATAATCATGATGAGTTACTACTTACTAAAGTAGACGAGTACTATGACATGACAGTACCCACATTAATAAAAACTAATCAGTGGCATAGAGTAGATAACTCCCATGTTGATGAAGATAGAAATATGGGATCAATAAGTTTTAATCCAGAGTATTCTTACTCCGATATTAAAAAGTTAATTATGAATAACGAGTTTATAAAATGAGCGATAATCACTTCCAATTGCCAACGTCGGAATTAGATCCTATTTTTCAATTTGCTAAAGATTGTTTTGGTAGAAGTTACGAACGTTTTACTGGAGATGTTAACGAGTTTAATCGAAATGGGAACAACGACTTCTTTATAACCCAGCACAAGATGGGATTTATATATCTGTGGAAAACGGGCATAATAAATAAGATGGTTAAAGACTTACAGAAAAAGTTGACAATTCCTGTGCATGACGTTATAATTTTACATACGCCAGCACACGGATCATACCAATGGCATAACGAAGGAATGGAATATACTGACAATGCACCAGAAGAATATAGGAAAGCCGTTAGAGCAACAAGGCGCTCTGTTGCACTTAACTACCCGGTATCCGAGTCAGACTTGTCTAACAGTAAAATTGAATGGGCCCAAGCCTATGACAGAGTGGGCGAATTGTTAACACAAGGATACAGTAACATTATGGATAGTGTTGGACTAAATCCGCCACAAGCTATGATAGAAAGTCACATAAAATTGCGTTCTGCAACAATGCCAGATTCAGATATATCTGAAATGGCTGAACTGTTATACATCACACATGACAGTGGCGAAGGTGTAAGAATTAAATCAGGTCACAGTATTGTGTATGATAATCATGATGAGTTACTTACTAAAGTAGATGAATATTACGGAATGCCAGTACCTACATTAATAAGGACTAATCAGTGGCATAGAATAGATAACACGCAAGTAGAGGAAGACAGGAATATGGGGTCGATAAGTTTTGATCCAGATTATTCTTACTTCGATATTAAAAAATTAATTATGAATAACGAGTTTATAAAATGATAATCGGGATAACAGGACTAATAGGCTCTGGTAAAGATACTGTTGCAAGTTGTTTTGTTAACAGAGGCTGTTTACAGGATAGTTTCGCGGCACCACTTAAAGATGTGTGTGCATCTATATTCGGCTGGAACAGATCGGACCTAGAAGGCGACACAATTAATAGTAGAGACTTCAGAGAAACAGCTGATATGTTCTGGACCCGGAAACTGGGCATAGATAATTTTACTCCTAGATTAGCATTACAACTAATGGGAACAGAAGTACTTCGTACTCATTTCCATAAAGATATATGGATCGATAGTTTAGAGTACAGAATGCGTAGAGCAGAAATAGACCATCCTTGTGTAGTTATAAGCGATACTAGATTTACAAATGAATTGGATTTAATTAAACGTTTAGGCGGTGTTGTAATTAACATTGAACGAGGTGAGAAGCCTGAATGGTATGAAACGGCTACCTTAGCCAATGGTGGACATGTTCCATCTCAGCATATAATGAACACGAAATTTAAGCAGGTACACCTCAGCGAATGGAATTGGATAGGGTATGACTTTGACCATGTGCTTACAAACAACGATACGTTAGATGCGTTGCAAACAGGTGTAGATTCCTTGCACGAACTTATTACAGAAAACGATTTAAAAAAATAAATCGTATTTATCAAAACCTTCCAGATTCCTTGCACCCCACTCCGTAATAATACCTTTTCTACGCTTTTTTGATAAATATCTGTATAATTAGATTCATATCAAAGGAGAATATAATATGGCTACATTAGTATCACCAGGTGTTTCCATTAGTGTATCAGACGAATCGTTCTATGCCGCGGCAGGAACAGGAACAGTACCATTAATAATTATAGCGACTGCACAGGATAAAAAAACTCCTGACGGTCTAGGTACTGCGTCAAATACAACTAAGGCAAACGCAGGAAAATTAAAACTTGTAACAAGTCAAAGAGAATTATTACAAACATATGGTAACCCAGTGTTTCATTCTAGTGGCTCAGTTGCATTAAACGGGTATGATCTCAACGAATATGGATTATTAGCCGCACACAGTTTCTTAGGACTTGCCAATAGAGCATACGTTTTAAGAGCTGATTTAGACTTAGGCGACCTTACAGCAAGAAGCACTGCACCAACTGGCGCAATCGCAGACGGCACTTACTGGCTCGACACTGCAAGTTCTTTATTAGGACTTAGAGAATGGTCAGGCACAGCATGGGTTAAGAAATCAGTATCAGTTGTAGATTCAACTAGTATTGATTCAGGAACAGCAGGACCTAAAAGGTCATTTGGCTTAAATGGCGACTATGCCGTTGTAGCTAATACAGCCGCAGGCGGAACTGCCACAGACGTAAAATATTTTGAAAAATACAGTGACGACTGGTACCAAATTGGTACTGCAAGTTGGATTAGTGCTACTAGTAGCGACTTCCAATTTAAAAGTCATTTAGCAGTACCTACATTACAAAGTGACGGAGTTTCTACTCTGGCAACTGGTGATGTTTTCATTCAAACTACTACACCAAATACTGGTGCAAGTTTAAGTGTTAAAGGTTACAGCTTATCAACTAAAACTTTCAGTACTGTAAGTACTCCATTATACTCTACAACAGACTTAGCATATACTAGTATTGGTATGGCAAATGTTACTGTTGGTTCAGTAGTTGGTATTTACAACACTGCTGAAGCAGAAATTGAATTAAAAAGACATAACGGATCAAAAACTGTTACTGCTACTTCAACAGCCATAGCGGCTTTAGACGTTTCAGGTAACTCTAGTTTTGATATTGTTTATAACGGTACAACAGTTGTTGTAACTTTAGCTGGTACTATATCAGGAACTCCTGCTACTTCAACAGCCGATGATGCTATTTTTGACATCAACGCGGCATTGGCGGCGGCAAGTGTAACGGAAGTAGTAGCAAGTGAAGGCACAACTGCTAACACTATAGTATTAACTTCAAGCAAAGGAAGAGACATTGTATTAAATAGTAACCATGCAGACTTTGGACCAAGTACAGTAGGATTTGGAACAGCGGCTGTTACTGTAAGTGCTACATACTCAAACTTCGCGGCACTAAGCTACCAAGCAAGTAAAACATCTTTAACTGGTACTTTAGCAGACGGAACATACTGGTACAACACAGCAGTTTCTAATACATCAATTGACTTGTTAGAGCACAACGGCTCAACTTGGGTAACCTTTACTAAGGACTTCCAAGCAAAAGCAACAGCTCCAACTACACAATCAGACGCAACTGCACTAGTGGCAGGTGATGTTTGGTTAGATTCTGATGATACTGAAAACTTCCCATCACTGAACAAGTGGTCAGGAACGGCTTGGGTTGCAGTAGACGGCGCAGAGCAAAATACAGCAGATGGCGTTGTATTTGCAGACTTTAGACAATCAGCAAGTAGTTCTTTAGATGCAGACGCACCGTTGGCTTCACTATATCCAAACGGAATATTAGGTTGGAACAAAAGAGCATCAGCTGGTAACGTAAAAGAGTACAAACTCAATTACACACCAAGCGGAACTAACATTGGTAATGTTTGGGTAGATGCTTCTGGAAATAAGCAAGACGGTAATATGCATGGTTTGAGAAAATCAGTACATAACTTAGTTAAAGTTAAAATGCAAAGTGCTATTGCGTCTAACGATGATATTAGAGCTGAAACAAATGCTTTTAATGTTATAGCCGCTCCAGGCATGCCAGAAATGCTAGACGAAATGATTACCTTAAGCACAGACAGAAGAAATACTGCCTTTGTGATCGGTGACACACCGTTTAGACTTAAAGCAGATGCAACTAGTATTACTAATTGGGCAACCAATAAAGCAGTAGCAAGTGAAAACGGAGAAGACGGACTTGTTTCAGCTTCACCTTACGCGGCTATTTATTATCCTAGTGCATTAACAACAAACCTAGACGGAACTAACGTAGTTGTTCCAGCTTCACATGTTGCTTTAAGAACTATTGCATATAACGATAACGTTGCTTATCCTTGGTTTGCACCAGCAGGCTTCCAAAGAGGACTAGTGCAGAATGCTACTTCAGTTGGTTATGTAGATCCTACATCAGGTGAGTACACTGCGGTAACACTTAACGAAGGTCAAAGAGATACTTTATATCAAAACAAACTTAATCCTATTGCTTCTTTCCCAGGAAGAGGACTTGCAGTATTTGGTCAGAAAACTCTGAACCCAACTGCTAGTGCATTAGATAGAATTAACGTTGCTAGACTTATGGTTTACATAAGAGAAAGACTTGATGATATCGTTAAACCTTTATTGTTTGAACCAAATGATGCGGTTATCAGAATGAAAGCCAAAAACATTGTTGACGGACTGTTAAGTCAGTTAGTTACAACACGTGGATTAGTAGACTTTATTACAGTTTGTGATACTTCTAATAATACAGCGGCTAGAATAGACAGAAACGAACTTTACATTGACATTGCAGTACAGCCAATGAAAGCAGTTGAGTTTATATACATTCCGATTAGAATCCAAAACACTTTGGGCCAAACTGGAAGTTAATAACAAAGAAAACGAGAGAAAGGGCTTAATTGCCCTTTCTTTTTGAGTCTTTTAAAGTACTGTTTAATAATTTCTATCGTTATATGATAAATAAGTATTAACAATCATCCTAATATATATTTAGGATATATGGTTTAGGAGAATAAACAAATGGCACAGATTAATCAAAAGACGTTGGACAAATTCGGAGTTCCAACAACTGGTAACACAGGTAGTGGTATTTTAATGCCCAAATTAAAATTCCGATTTAGAGTTATGTTCGGTGGAGATTTTGGTGATGGCGGAGATACCCTTACTATAACACAAAACGTACAAAACGTATCAAGACCTAAAGTAGCATACGAAGAAGTTATGATTGATAGTTACAATTCAAAAGTATATGTTCAGGGCAAACATGCTTGGGAACCGATTACTGTTGTAATCAGAGATGACGTTAGAAACACAGTTGCAAAAGCAATTGGTTCACAGAATCTTAAGCAGGTAAATCATTATGACCAGACAACACCAGTTGCTGGATCAGACTACAAATTTGATATGCTTATAGAAGTGTTAGATGGACAAACAGCAGATGCTACAGAAAGTTGGGCATTATATGGTTGCTTCATTACAAACACTGATTACAGTGATTCAGACTACTCAACTAATGAGCCAGTCCAGATTACTATGACGCTTAGATACGATAACGCAATACAACAAGACGGATCTAAAGGTGTTATTACTGATAACTCAACAGGTGTTGGAGCCGCAGTAGGATTCACGTACACGCCTGGCGCTACAACAGGAATATAATTTATAATATAGTGAGGTTACTTAACGTAGCCTCACTTATTATTTTAATAGAGCACACCCTTCATGGCATTCGAACCAACTGATCTACCGAAACTTTTAAACCTCGTTAATGATGCTAAAGCGTTTGGCGGAATGTTCAACGGTGCTGTAAGAGTTTTCACTCCTGCAGAGGACAATGGATCAGGCGGAATGTTCAACGGTAAAGTTACCCCGTTCAAAGCTCGAGGTGACCAACCAACAGGGCATTATTGGAAAGATATTAATAATGCAACCAGATTTAATCCTGAAAATACTCCAGTACGCCTACCGTTCAATGGCTATGTTAATTTTATTTTTAATGATAACATAAACCTGAATGAGTTAAATACTAATGCAGACTTTCAAAACAGATTAAGCAGTATGGTACAATCCAGCACAATGCCAAGTGCAGAGTTTGCCACAACAGTACAAAATCAGTATAACAGAAAACGCATAACAGTATCAGCTGTCGACTATAAACCTGTACAGGTTGTAGTTTACGATACAGTCGATAGTTTATGGGTTACTATGTTAATGAGAATGTACTCACACTTATTCACCAACCCTACTAATATGTATAAAGAAGGTGTAAAAACAACTATTAAGAATGATATAGTTCCTGAATCTGTACCAGATGCCAGTGGAAGTTTTACTAGACCATTCGATAGTAATTCTGCAGGATTAAACTTACAGCCGGCAGATCAACGAAACTTTCTTACAAGTATAGACGTTGTACAGTATCACGGACAGAAGGCTATTAAGTATACATTATTTAATCCTATAATAACTTCCTTTGAAATTACCGGAGTAGACTATACTAACTCAACAGCGGCTAGTACTATTAGTTTAAGTATTGAATATGAAAATTTTACAATGGCACCAAATGTAAATGAACGTATGGAAGAAGACGACCTGAAAAGATTTTCAAACTTTCATACAGGCGAATGGAAAATGTTAGAAGCCGGCGACAAAGCAGAAGGGCAACACCCAAGTGCTATATATCCACTAGCATTACAAGAAAGAAAAGCTGAATTTTTAAACGGCGTATCCAGGAAAGAACAAGTTAGTTTTTTAGATTCGTTTAGCACTAGTGGCGAAGCGCCATTGACAGACGCTGAAGCCAGCAAAATGACAGATACTTACAATGCCGGACAAGCCGTCGGCGGCGGCAATCAGGGAGGCACCGGATAATGAGTACTAGTTTATATGAAACATTTGGTAACGAAGTAAGTTATGAAGTTCGTAAAGATAAACTTGTTAAGTTTTTAGAAAACTCTACTATAGCATTTCCACTACCAGAAGCAAGTGTGGAAATTCTAACAACAATGTTAGGACAACCAAACGCCGGAATGAACGGCGATGAAATTGATTTAGTTTATGGCAGACTTACTAGTATCGGCTTTAATGAAGCAACAGGCAAAACACTTGCAGTTGCACTAATACAAATTGCCAAACAGCAAGGTGTACACCCGATGGAGTATTTTGAAATAAACGAAACTTCAATCAAACTAGCAGAGAACACTTACAAAGCTATAAATAAAATTAGACCAAAAGGAAATCTTATTGGTTTAACTGTTTCTAAAACAAACAGACAAAGCAAGATAGCAAACGCAATTAGGCCTTAATAATGGCATCACATTATTCCCAAGGGTTATACACACCCCAGAATCCAGAAAAATATATAGGACCTAAAAAGCCTTTTGCACGAAGTAGTTGGGAAACTGCCTTTATGCGATTCTGCGATAGTCATCCGAACATAATAAAATGGGCTAGTGAGAATGTAAAAATTCCTTATAGGCATCCTTTAACAGGCAAAATAACAAACTATGTACCTGACTTTATGGTACAGTACCAAGACAAGAACGGAAAAACATTGGTAGAACTTATAGAAATTAAGCCTAAGAGCCAAACAGTGATAGAAAATGCTAAAGGAAGAGGCGATAAAATGGCAACTATAGTAAATGCCGCCAAGTGGACAGCCGCACAGCAATGGTCAGAAGCAAAAGGCATAAGATTTAAAGTAATAACAGAAGATCAGATATTTAGAAATAATCCTAAGAAACGAGCCACTCCAAAACGCCAACGCAGAAAGTAACACAGCAGGTAAATACTGTTATGACAAAATTAATAGACGCACACTTACTGCATCCGCCAACATCGCAGTTAATCCCTATTGCTAAACGTAATAAAGAACTTCAGTATAATATAACTAACTCATGTAACTTACCACGACAAAGTTTAAATATCACTGTTAACGGTGAATGCTACATAGATAATTGTGAATTATATTTGCCGTTTTCTGTGTGTAACATTTTAGATGTAGAGTCGTTAGAAGAAATTTGGGATCAGCCGTTAGCAAAAGAGTTACAGCAAGATGTAGATGATAAGAAGTTTACCTATTGTGCTGTTGAACATTGCGGCATTATGGATAGAGATTTAGAACACAGTGATGAGCAAGGATTATTCCAATCAATTTTTGTTAATGTAGATGATAGTTGTAATTTAGCATGTCCTAGTTGTAGAACAGGAATGCTTCTTCGACTGCAAGGCGAAAGATTTGATAAGCAAGTACTGTATGCCAAGCATACTATAAAGTTAATAGAACGGTACAAAGGTCGTACAAACGTAACACTAACTGGCAACGGCGATCCTTTAGCAAGTATTATAATGAGGCCATTTGTTAAAGATTGGATTCCACAAGCTAATCATTCTGTTACATTATTTACTAACGGTTTACTAATGAAAAAACAATTAGCCGGAAGTAAAATATTACCAAATATAGGCGAATTTAAAATTAGTATAGATGCTGGCTGTAAAGAAGTGTATGAAGATGTCAGGAGACCCGGAGTTTGGGAAAAACTAATAGAAAATTTAGATTGGATGCAAGAAAACAAACTACCTAATATGAGGATAGCTTTTAACTTTACGGCACAAAAAGCAAATGCACTAGATATTATAAATTTTGTTAGACTATGCGCCAAGTATAATGCTAGGGGATTTATTACTAAGTTAGATGATTGGAAAACATTTGTTAATTATGAAGAAGAGGATATAACCGATAACCTCACACACCCATTACGAGAAGAATTTTTAGCTCAACTTAGAGCAATTGACCTAGAGCCTAATGCACACAACATATCTGTATCACATAATATAGCAAAGTACAAATAAAGTAGGCAAATTTACTGTTTAAAATGTTGTTTACCAACAGAACCACAATGCCACGAGTCGAACTCTGCTGGCAACGAAAAAACTATTGGATATTTATTATTATTAGTTTTTGCTCTAGTTTCTAACCAACAAACTGTGCCCTTATACTTTCGATATATTTCGTATTGATTCTGCATGGTGCTTATAATTTGATCCCTATAACCAAGTAACGATGATTCAGTAAATGTGCTGTCTATATGAGATTGACATTCTCGAATAGTCTCAAATTTGGTATCGTTCCAATGATTATAATTATCGATATGACGGTTAGGTCCCGGATGAAAGCCACGAGTTATATTAGCTAATGCCCAACTTTTTATCTGAGCAGTAATATCATGTCTTACGGTGTAAAATAAGTTAGAACTGTTGTCTAGCCAGTGTTTATAAAATAACTCTCTAGTCTCTCCACGAAGATTATTATTAGTTGGCATTATTTTATATATCTGATTTATAGATTTTGGGTAACTGAACAGGTTTGTATGAAAGTCTAGCTCACCAGTAAATTGATGTTCGTAAGTCATACCCAGAGTTTCACTTAACGCTGTAATAAGTGTACTAGATCCTGTCCTATAGCCTGAAATTATTCCTATCATGATAATACTTAGCATAAATACTGTTATGACAAAGAAATTAGAAGAAGAATTTAATCTACCTCCCATGCAAGACACGTATGAAGCCATACCAGAGACTGCTCCTCAAAAAGAACTAAATGATCAGCAAGTAACTGAATTTGAGACTATAGATGTAGAAGATATTCAAACAGCTTTAACCACAGCAGAAAAAATTGACAATGCTTTACAAAATGTAAAGGGTCTTGAGGATCATAATGTTGAAATGGATGATATTGCTCGACAGGCAACAGACAGTTTTCAGCAGTTGATGAACTTGGGTATGAATGTCGGGGATAGAGAAGCTGGCAGTATATTTGATAGTGCCGCAAAAATGTTAAAGACTGCCTTAGAAGCAAAAGATAGTAAGATTAATTCAAAGTTAAAACAAATTGATATGATGATTAAGAAAGCAAGGCTTGATAGCAATGCTGGTAATTATGATGATGGCAGTCCAGCAACTGCTACAATGGATCGTAACGAATTATTGAAAATAATTAATACTAAAGTAGATGACGTTACTGACTAGGAATAGTCCAAGCACCGTTTTTAAACACTACCACAGTACCATCGTTTGCCAATGAATATTCGCCTTCTTTAGGATTTTGAGGTTCTTTAACTTTAATGGTCATGCTTCTATTTATAAAAAAACGATAAATATGATAAATAAGTGTAACAGGAGTTTATAATAAATGAAAAACTTAAAAGAACTAATTAACGAATCTTTTAGCAAAGAGTACGGCTATAGAATTAAGTTAGCGAGAAATTGTAGCCCGGATGATCTGTCTAAACTAGAAGGCGTTCTTGCAAAGTATAACTTAGTTAGTGCTACTCCTTGGAAAAGATTACCAATCCAAGAAAATCCAATGGAATTTCAAAGATTGAAAGGTGTAAATGTTACATCTGAAGTATGCAGTACAGATGTTGTACTTAAATACCCAGTCAACCAGAGAATACTTGAAGTATTAATATGTGTTGAAATGGGCGTGGATCATGACCATGTATTATGTTACGGTGTTAACGATCCTAGGCGTGTCGAAAGTGAAATGGCTGAGAAAAGACTAGCAGATGACTTAGACAGGAGTGTTGAGACACCAGAAGCACAACTAGAAGAAGTGGATTCAACTGAAGAACAAGAGCATTATACTGCACAGAACGAAGATTTAGACATAGCAGTGTTTGGCGAAGAGTACAATAGTAAATTTTTAGCAGAACTAGAAAGAATCAAAGCAGAAAAAGGTGCTGATTACTTTAAGAACTATCCTACTAAAGACGAGCTAATGGGCGACAACCTAAGAGCAATGCACGATTCAATCACAGGCTTGGCACATGGCGGAAACGCACCTGAATCTAAGATGGCTGATGTAATATCACAAAGTTCGAGAAGAAACTAATATGAATAATCATGACCTAAACAAACGATTAATGGAACTGTTTGCAGAAGCTCCAGCACAAGAAGTTAGTAATTGCTGTGGCGCTCCTATACAAGGAGAAGTAGATAGTGGTCATGGTAGATGTTCACAATGTAAAGAGATGGCATCAGTTGAAACTGATGAGTCAGTAGAACCTGGCAACGAAGTAATGGTAGTAGAACCAGAAACAGACGAAGCACCATGTGGAATGGAACCAGAAATGGAACCTGCCCCAGAACAAACTGGCGGCTCAGTTACATTTAGACAAGAAAAGAACACTGATAAAGGTTCAGTAAGCATAGAAGCAAGTGCTGACGATATGCAAGAACTAGCAAAAGTATTAAAACTTGCAGGAATAACACTTCCGCAAGGCATAAACCCAGAACAACCAGAACAACCAGAAGCAGAAGTAGAAGTAGACGCCGATGACGGCAGTCACCCAACTATGGACTTCCCACATACAGACGTTGATGCTAACATGTCTACAGACAAAGCAGTATTGACTAGTGTTATTAGAGATAAACTTAGAGATTATCTTAAAAACAGCCGTTCCTAGTAAACAATCCCTCAAAACTCACATAAATACTTACTATGCCTAAAGGAACAGTAAATACCGAGCTGGTAAAACCAGCATACCAAAAAATACAGTACGACCAGGAGATGCTTAGAGAGTTTCAACTGTGTTGCGACCCTGTACATGGCGCCTTGTACTTCATGGAAAACTTTGTAAAGATCCAGCATCCTACAAAGGGCGGAATTGACTTTGTACCCTTCGATTACCAGAAGGATTTAATAAACAACTACAACGAATTTAGATACAGTATTAACATGCTGGGCAGACAGATGGGTAAGACCACTGTGGCGGCGGCATACTTGCTATGGTTTGCTATGTTTAAGCCAGACAGCACAATATTAGTTGCGGCTCACAAAGCGGCAGGCTCACAAGAAATCATGCAACGTATAAGATATGCATACGAATGTATTCCAGACCATATTAGAGCAGGTGTTTCAGAATATAATAAGACTAGTTTAACATTTGACAATGGATCACGTATAGTAAGTAGTACAACTACTGAGAATACTGGTCGTGGTATGTCGTTAACATTAGTTTACTTGGATGAGTTTGCGTTTGTACCCCCACGTATTGCCGCAGAATTTTGGACAGCATTGTCTCCAACATTAAGTACAGGCGGAAAATGTATTATGACATCTACGCCTAACAGTGATGAAGACACATTTGCTAGTATTTGGAATCAAGCAACAAAGACAGTTGATGAATATGGTAATCCAAGTGTTGTCGGTGTCAACGGATTTAAAGGATACATGGCAAAATGGGATCAGCATCCAGATAGAACGGTAGAGTGGGCAGAAGAAGAACGTAGTAGAATAGGTGAAGAACGATTTAGACGAGAACATGAATGTGAATTCATTATTTACAATGAAACACTTGTAGATCCTTTAAAACTTGCCACTATGCATGCCACAGACGCCCTGTACAAGATGGGACAAGTACGTTGGTATAAGAGGCCCAGTGCAGATAAGATGTATGTAGTGAGTTTAGACCCAAGTGCAGGCACCGGCGGTGACAATGCCGCACTACAAGTAATAGAACTACCTAGTATGAATCAAGTTGCAGAATGGTGTCATAACAAAACTCCTATCGAGGGGCAAGTTAAGACAATGATGGAAATTCTTACAGAAATACAGAACTATGGTGCCAAAGAAATTTATTGGACAGTAGAAAACAACAGTATTGGTGAAGCGGCACTCGTTGTTATTAGAGACACTGGTGAGGAAGCCTTCCCAGGAACGTTCTTACATGATCCTGTTAAAGTACAAGGACGTAAAGGACGTAAAGGATTCCATACAAGCAGTAAAACAAAAATAGAAGGCTGTATTCAAATTAAGCGATACATAGAACAAGATAAGTTGGGCATATGTAGTAAAGCATTAATCGGAGAACTAAAAACATTTGTAGCAAGAGGCAATAGCTTTGCTGGGCAACCAGGTGAAAGCGATGATTTAGTTATGGCTATGATTGTTGCTTGTAGAATGGTATCATATATTGCTACATTTGAGGACGATGTTTTCTCAGTAGTAAATTCTACAATCGGAATAGAAAAATCAGACAGAGATACTGGCCCATATGACGAATATGATGAGCCTATGCCAATCGGATTCTTGTAATGTCTCAAGAACTTATGCTGTGTGTTGGGCCAGCCCGAACAGGCACTACATGGCTTTGGGAAAACTTAAAGAGCAAATACAATACATATCAATTAAAAGAATCATACGTATGGTGTGATAAACCATTTCCAGACTTTCCTGTAATAAGCCAAGGGAAGCATTTTAGTAAAACAATGCAAGAATATTACGACACAGTAGAACAGTCGGAAAAACCTTGGATGGATTTTTCTTTAGGGTGGTATCAGGCTAGTAGAGATACAACTATCATTAAAGAGTTAGACAAACGTTTTGATTTAACTGTTTATTTGTGGATCAGGGATCCGTACGAAACATGGATTAGTTTAATTAATCATTCTAGTTGGTGGGCCCATAATAGAACTACAATGGGCGAAGTGTTTGATAGAGAAGCAGAATTATTTAATACGCCACAAGGTGTTGACATACTTAAACGTAAAATACAGCAACATGCAACTAGAAAAATAGAGACAGCTGATAAATTAATGTATGCACAGAACAAATATAGTGATATAATACCAAGTTGGCAAGACTCCGGTGTTAACTTAGTACTACTAGACTTTAACAAAATAGGCGATTCAGCGTACTTTAATCGTAAATTAGGCATAGAGCATGATTGGGACTTTGTTACACGTTACTCAGAAGAAAGGAACATTATAGTTACAGATGAAACCGTTGATCCGGGCGTAAGAGACATGATTAAAGAAATGTATAAAAACGATTATGAATACTTAAACGACATAAAAGATAAATACAAGTAGGAGATATATTAAATGGCAATTTCAGTTAAAACAGTAGCAGATAAAGTATTCAATTTATTAAAAGGATATGGATTTGCTGTTGATACCTTTGACAAAGAAGGTAAGGTAGTAGGCGATCCTGCAGAAGCAGTACGTTTTTACGTTAATGATCCAGACTTACTTGTTACACTTAATGTACCCGAAGAACAAATTAAGTTTAGTGTCAGTGCTAATACAGAAGAAACTGACATTTTACGAAAGCAATTAAAACAGTTAGCCCAAAGTTACTTGATGAATTTAGACTTTAGAGTATTTGGGAAAACTCTTAAACCAATAAGCGATGCAATAAGTGTTGCGAGATCAACCAAAGAGACAGGTATGGAATCAGTAACGGAAGCAAATTTAGGACCAGTAAGTGGTTCAGTTAAAACTAGTTATCAACCACTAGACAACGTTAAGATTATTGTTAAACACAGTAAAGACGTTAACGAAGAAGTACGTGGTTCGAGAAGCAGAAACATTAGTAAGATTTTTATTCAAGCGAACGAAGAACGTTATTTGTTCCCAAGTAAAAACTTACATGGTGCAAGAGCAATGGCTAGGCACATACACAATGGCGGAACAATGCACGATACTGTCGCTGAAAGTATTATTGGAATGTGTAAAGACTTTGGTTCTATCAAAGAGTTTGTTGGTTATGTTACTAAGAAAGGTTTGGTTAACGAAACTAATGGCGAGTATGTCTCACTTGCTAAAGAACACATCGAAAACATCAGAACTACATTTAAGAAACTTAGCGGCGTAAAGACTTATGCAAATGCTGTTGAAAGTTTAGCAGAATTTAATAACGTTGAAATAGTGAATGAAGTAAATCTAGAAGACCACTTCACTGAAACACATTTTGACGACAAGGTAGGTAATGCACATCTTACATTAAGTAAGTTAGTTAATAAACAATCTGCTTTCGAAAGTTACATAATGGATACTATCCAAACAGAATCATTTAAGAATGCTAAGACACTTATGCAAGAAAACGATTCAGTAATGCAATTTGATTCACCTAATGCACAATTAGGTCACAGAGTATCACAATTAGGGCAATCTGCATCTAGTGAGAAGTTAGGCGGATACTTAAATGGTATAGGCAGTAAGTTATCCAGTGGCGGCACAATGAGTCAGTTTGAATACAGAGCAGTTAAGGCATCTTTACTTTCTGCACAGAATTCAACACCAGTTATGGCAGAAAGTACTGACGATTTAGGTAAATTTGAAACATTCTTAAACAAGTTTACTAGCAGTGATAAACCTTTTGCTCAATAAAAAGACGGTTTAAACTGCCTTAAGGCATAAATACTATTACAATAAAGACAACGATTGCTATCAAGTGATAGAAAAAGGTTGACAACATGGCAAAGATATATTATAATAAACCTAAGTTAGTCCACAAACCCCAAAGGATTAACACACATGGCACATATGGAGAAATAACATGGCATCTTTACAAGAAATTAGAGCTAAACTGGCCTCTATGGAATCTAATTCCAAACCAAACAGTTCATCAAACGGCGGCGACAACGCCATTTACCCCCACTGGAATATCGACGAGAACACTAGTACAACACTAAGGTTTTTGCCTGATAGCGATCCTGACAACACTTTTTTCTGGGTAGAAAGACAAATGATTCGTCTTACTTTCCCTGGAGTAAAAGGTGGAGACATGAAACCAGTAACAGTACAAGTACCTTGTGCAGAAATGTACGGCGACACTTGTCCAGTATTAACTGAAGTACGTCCTTGGTTTAAGGATGCTTCTTTAGAAGACCTCGGTCGTAAATATTGGAAAAAACGTAGTTACATCTTCCAAGGATTTGTAACTGAAAACGCACTAACCGAAACAGCACCTGAAAATCCAGTAAGGCGTTTTGTAATCTCACCACAAATCTTTAACATTATTAAATCAGCACTAATGGATCCAGATATGGAAAACATTCCAACTGACTATACTGCTGGAACAGATTTTAGAGTTACTAAAACAACTAAAGGACAGTACGCTGATTACAGTACTTCAAAATGGGCTCGTAAAGAGCGTGGCTTGGATGAAACTGAACTAGCGGCGATTGACGCAAATGGCTTATTTACACTTTCAGACTTTTTACCTAAAAGACCTGGACAAGACGAACTTAACGCAATTAGCGAAATGTTCCAAGCATCAGTTGACGGTGAGTTGTATGATCCAGAGCGTTGGGCAATGTTCTACAAGCCTTATGGCGTAGAAGCACCTAAGTCAGCAACACAACCTACTACAGCATCTGTGCAAACAGCGGCACCAGTAGCGGCTCCAGTAGCGGCTCCAGTTGCAGAAGCGACAGCAGACATTCCGTTTGATGTTACGCCAACAGCGGCACCAGTAGTAGCACCAGCACCAGCACCAGTGGCACCAGTTGTCCCGGCGGCAGAAGGTGATGCGAAACCTAGTGCGACTGATATTCTTAACATGATTAAGAATCGTTCTTAAGGAGTATTAAAAATGCAGAAACCTTTTGACTTAACAAAGTTCCGAACAGGAATCACGAAAAGTATTGCTGGCATCAGTGCTGGCTTTCATGATCCGCAAGACTGGATCTCGACTGGTAACTACACTCTTAACTACCTAATTAGCGGGGACTTCCAAAAAGGAGTCCCTTTGGGTAAAGTAAGTGTATTTGCTGGAGAGTCTGGCTCAGGTAAATCGTTTATCTGTTCAGGTAACTTAGTGCGTAATGCACAACAACAAGGCTGTCAAGTAGTATTATTTGATAGTGAGAATGCACTAGATGAAGACTGGCTACAAGCATTAGGCGTTGATACAACTCCTGAGAAATTATTGAAGATTGGCGTCTCGATGATTGACGATGTAGCAAAGACAATTAGTGACTTTGTAAAAGACTATAAGTCTAACTATGGTGACCTACCATATGCAGAGCAACCTAAATTACTATTCGTAGTGGATAGTTTAGGAATGTTGCTTACACCTACCGATGTTGCACAGTTTGAAAAAGGCGACATGAAAGGTGATATGGGTAGAAAGCCTAAGGCATTAACAGCCCTAGTTAGAAATACAGTTAACCAACTAGCACCACATCCAATTGGACTTGTTGCAACTAACCATACATACGCATCGCAAGATATGTTTGACCCTGATGATAAGATATCAGGTGGACAAGGATTTGTATATGCTTCAAGTATTGTGGTAGCAATGAAGAAGTTGAAACTGAAAGAAGACGAGGATGGGAATAAAGTTAGTACTGTACAAGGTATTAGAGCGGCATGTAAAGTAGTGAAAACTCGTTACAGCAAACCGTTTGAAAGTGTACAGATTAAAATCCCATACGAATCAGGAATGAATCCTTACTCAGGCATTTTAGAATTACTTGAGCAGAAAGGAATTGTTACTAAAGTCGGAAATAAACTACAATACATCTCACCTGTTACAGGCGAAGAGATTAAAGAGTTTAGAAAGCAGTGGACTGAAGAACGCCTACAAGTAGTAATGGATGAGTGGAATCACATTCCAGACGTTGTTGAAACTGACGACATCTCGGATTTAGTTGATGACGAAACCTTAGTAGATGATCCTACACAACACGAAGAAGGAGTAGCATAATGAATCCTGATATTTTACTTTTAGTAAGTGTCTGGGACACTGTTAAGCACTATGTTCCTAAGAAAGATCGTGTTGAAGCGGCAGAACACCTAGTTAGAGTTTTCGATGAGGAAGCAGACCTAGGAAATATTGAAGATGAAGTGGGTACTTTTGATGCTGTATTAAAAACAGCAGTAACAGGACACTTTGCATTCGATGAAGAAGAAACCGAAGATGGCGAGTGGGATTAGATAATGGCGGGATGGTTCAATTCAGTAATAGCTGACTTAGGCAAAATAGTTGATTCGATTGACTATTTTGAGAATGAGTTAGACGAAGCCAAGTACGAATGTCATATCAAGGGGAGTCTGGAGAAAGCCAGCTCTTCCCTTCCTGGCATCACTGAACACCGTTTCAATCAGCTACAAGAGATTGAAGCAATCCTGGAACACTTGAACATTGAGCTTCGTAAAGAACGTTCAATAGTGTTTAGAAAATATCTAGAACATTATAATAGAACACTTAGCAGTAGAGATGCTGAAAAGTTTGTTGATAGTGAGGACAGTGTTATCAACCTAACGCACCTCACTAATCAATACGGTCTATTGCGTAACAGGTATCTTGGCATAATGAAAGGCTTAGATACTAAACAGTGGCAAATAGGTCACATCACAAGACTGCGAACAGCAGGCATGGAAGATATAGTTATATCGTAATGAAAGATATTATTGATCTGGCGCAAGTATACAACACAAATACCGTCAGTAGACAATATCTTATACCGTGGATATCTGAGAAGTTAGGCATCCACGATAATTACGTTATAGTTCACTGTGATATAATTCACAAACCACTAAGTGTAATTAATCGCTTTGACACAATAATATTAGACGCGAGTCATAACCCAATGGATGATATCAAAGCGTTTCGAGGTCGAGTCCAAACATTTATTGATAAGCATAAAAACAAGAAGGTGATAGTACTTAGCGATGACGCTAACGAACAGTATTATACTTCTTACTTCCATTTGCCATACAGTCAGTTAGTATACCCGATTGAAGAAAAGCCTATAAAATATAAATTTTCTTGTTTGAACTCTGTTCCTAAAATACACAGACTGATTACACTGAATAAAATTTATCAGCATAACTTACAAGATTCTGTGTTTCATAGTTTTCTTTGGGATAAGCAAAAGCATTCTAGAAACCACTTGCAGACAGATTATTGGAAACAGGATATCATAAACTATTCTGATGAGTACGAATACTTTATGCAGACGATACAGCATAAATGTCCTATTATTATAGACGATATTAAAGTACCATATCTTAATGACCACACTGTAAGTAGCCCAGCATATAATGAAACAGCATTGAATCTTATAACTGAGAGTTCGTGTGAACGTCTGTTCTTTTCAGAGAAAACATGGAAGCCTATATATTCAGGGCAGTTGTTTTTATCAATAAATGCTCCGGGTTCTATTAAAAAACTAGAGCAGTTTGGGTTTGATGTTTTTAGAGACTTAATAGACCATTCTTATGATGAAGAGCCTGACTTGGTAAAACGTGTTAATTCTTGTGTTAACGAAATGGGTCGATTAAATGATGATATAGTAGATATATACCATCGTACAGAACTCAGACGTAAGAATAACTTTTTGCATCTGCAAAGCAATGAATTTAAGCAACTTGTTGAGATAAGCGTGTGATCTATGTATACTTCACAGGTAGAATAAAAGACAAACGAAAAATTATAGAAGCATCTGAACTTATGTTAGCAGAGTTATGTGTTAACTGTGACTATGATGTTGACATTGACGTTTGTCTTTTACGACACTTAGACCAACAAATGGCAGGCTATTGTTGGGGAGACTCAGAACTGGTACATATAGAGATAGCTAGAAACAGTGAAGGTACTAAGTTTATGCGTGATGACATATTATTGCATCTCACCCACGAGCTAGTACATGCTAAACAATTGATTGAAAAGCAGTTTGAACCCCGAGCAACTCCAGGCATACCATATATGGAACTACCGTGGGAGCGAGAAGCATTTGGGCTAGAAGAAGAATTGTGTAAAAAATACTTCAAAATAGGTTGACTTATGCTTACTATCGATGCTATACTATACGGGTAGTATTTAATAAATAAGGAGACATTTAAATGACCACAATTACTAATACAAGCGATGATTTTCTGTTTACTTACGATTCAGCAAGACCCTACAATGAAAACTTCACTGACTGGCGCCTTAAGAACAGTGCTGAACGTTCAGCATACAGCGAGAAGCAGTTGACACCAGTCGAAGCTGAAGCAATTTTTGACAAACTATTTGGACAATATAAGTAATGACAACTCATGCAATGATTGATATCGAGACGTTAGGCACTAAGCCTGATGCTGTAGTTTTAACTATTGGCGGTGTTAAGTTTGACCCGTATACTAGTGAAGAACCGCACACTCCCTTTAGTGTAAGATTAGACATTGATGAGCAAACTGCCCAAGGACGGGTAGTTGACCCTAACACTATTGAGTGGTGGGGCAAACAAGATAAAGCAATACAGGACGAAGCGTTTTCAGACGAGAATAGGACTCCTGTGTTGACTTTTATTGCAGACCTTAACAAGTGGTTAGTTGGCACAGAACTTAAATGGGCCCAAGGATCACGATTTGACTACGGTATCCTAGAGAACCTAATTGACCAGTTTGGACAGCATAAGAATTGGGCATATTGGCAAGAAGCTGATAGCAGGACACTAGGGCAATTAGTGCCTAGAGACTTGCGTAAAGACGATTCAGGCACTCAAAAGGACTTGCACTCAGCACTCGCTGATGCATACAACCAAGCAGTAGCAGTACAAAAAGCATATAAGCACCTAAATATCACCCAAGATTAACCAGAAAGATTGGTAAAAGGTTGACATAGGGTCGTATTGACTGTATAATATATACATATTAAACAATAAAGGACAGGAAAAAAGTTCAATAAAACTGGTAAAAAGGTTGACATGGACCCTAGAATTTAGTATAATATACATAAGTTAGTAAGAAGGGCTTACTAATAAATAATCATAATGTCGGGGATGACTAATATGACAAACTTGAAGAAAAACAAACTAAGCTATGTAAAGATTAAGGCTGGTACTTACCGTAAAAACGATATCGTTGATACAGTATTTCCCATCATTAAGCCACTTAACATTGGCAAGAAAGGCGCATTCATTACTGTAAACGGTAGTGAAGTAATGGGAGACCAGTTCGCTAGTATAAGAGTACTAATTGAAGATCCAACAATGGATTTAGAATATGTAACTCCTAGTGTATATGCAGATCAACCAAAAATTGACCTGGAGCCTAAGAAAGAAGAGAATGACGAAGAAGCTATTGAGCGTATCAGAGAACGTTTTGATATCCTTGATAGAATGACACATGCTGTAGCAGAAGGTACAGTACGTGGTATGATTGTTAGTGGTCCTCCAGGAGTTGGTAAATCTTATGGTGTAGAAACTGTACTAGAAGATTACGATATGCTTACTGAGGTTGCTGGCAAGCCTGCAAGAACTGAAGTAGTAAAAGGTTCGGTAACACCGATTGGTTTGTTCCAAACACTTTATAACAATTCATCTGCTGGTAACATACTAGTATTTGATGACTGTGATAGTGTGTTGTTTGATGAAGTATGTTTGAACATGCTTAAAGCAACTTTGGATTCAGGCAAGAAGCGTTACATTACTTGGAAGTCAGAATCTAACGCATTGCGAAGAGAAGGCATTCCAGATAGATTTGAGTTTAAAGGTGGTTGTATCTTTATTACTAACGTTGATTTTGAGAACGTTCGTAGCAAGAAGATTAAGGACCATTTGGCGGCATTGATGTCTAGGTGTCACTACTTGGATCTTACAATGAACTCTACAAGAGATAAGTTCTTGAGGATTAACCAGATTGTTAAAGATGGTATGCTTGATGAATACAAGTTCGGCG